CTGCTACGTTGCCCGTTGGCGCTGTACCGTTGTAGATCACAATGGCTTTTGCTGCACTTGTTGGTTCGGATGTACCGCCAAGCAACAAGTTACCAACCGCAGACAGAGTAAGAGCCTGAGTGAAAGTTATGGTGTTACCTGCTGTGCCTGAGGGGGCGGTGAACCAACGGTGTGAGCCGTTAAACGATTGATATTGAGAGGCAGCAGCGGTGATGCCATAGCGCCACCCTGAGCCGTTGTACCAAGCATTAGCAGACAAAAACACATTGTTGTTAGATGCGCTAGACAAACTTGAGCCAACACCGCCAAATTCAAGAGCTGTCAACCCACTCCAAGCACTAGGAGTAACTCCCAAGCCTAGGTTGCCTGCGGAGTCGAGGGACATCTTGCTTGATATTGAATCTGAGCCACGAGTCCAAAATGTCAAAGTTGACCCAACATAATCTTGGTCTGCTGGATAAGCACGAATATATGCACTATCTTTACCGCTATTAACTGTGTCACGACCACGAAACTTAATGCCAGCAAACTTTGTTGTGTTTGTGCCAGAGTTGCTATTTTCAAGGTTTTCTAAATCGGTTCCACTAGATGCGTCTAAAACAATACTAAGTTTAGAGCCGGGCGAACTCGACCCAATACCCAGACCTGTGCTGGTTAGGCACATTTGTTCGGAGCCGTTGATGCCAAAACGTGTGTAACTTCCCTCCAGCCAAAGCGGGACATAAGCTGAAGATGTACGGTTATAACTTTGTAGTACGGATTCGCTTCCGTCCCAGAACAATTCAGCGCCAGAGCCTGACGATGGAAATGCAACACCTTGCACCGAAAGTGCACCTGAAGTCTTTAACAAGCTCCCATCAAACGTCAGCGCACTACCAGTAGTCAGCACCTTAGAGCCGTTAAGGTAGGCTACGCCGTTTGCTGTGCCGCCGTTATGCGTTACTGTGCTTGATGTGGTTAGGGTAGTGAAAGCGCCTGTGCTTGCAGTCGTAGACCCTACAGGGCCATTAAACGAATCGCTACCTGTGCCAGTCTGAAAGTTCTTCAACTGAGCCATCATGGTACGGATAGCATCGTTAATGCCTGAAGGAGCACAGCCTTCATCAATATTAATACCGCCTACGTCTGTGTTTGAGTTAGCTGTTGCGCTGTACTCGCTGATTTTTGTTTTTGGCATTTTGTTTCCTTTATTACTTCATTTGTTCTGCTTGGTATAGCATGTTAAACATTGTTGGATAGTCTAGTTCTGGCATACGATTGCCAACATCAAGCAATCCTCGTGTTGCACGACCAGCACCATAAGCAGCCTCGCCAACAACTCTAGGCGAAGAAACAGCAGCACCACCAACAACAGCAGGGATTCCTCCAACCGAGAACAACCCAACACCACCAATAGGCGCTGTCGCTCGTTGAATACCTCTAGGAGTCCAATCTGCCAAAGCCTGACCAGACAATGCAGGCATCATCTGCTGACCACCTTGCGCTTCTAACTCTTGTGCAAGTTTTAGGCGTTGACCATAGTTTGTGTTTACATTGTTGCGTGTCAATGACTGCAATTTACGCATCGCAGTATCAGCAGAAGCCTTGTCGCCAAGAGATAATGCACGCTCAATCTCACGAATCAAATCAGTTGATTCAGAATAAGACTTCATTGTCTTTGCGTAAGTTGGCGCTTGTTTAGTGATCTCATTCTTGATCGAACTATAAACACCTTTGATGACTGTATCTGCTTTAGTCCTTGGCTTTGTTTCCTCAAGGATTTGACCAATTGTTTGCTTTAACTGGTCAATGCCTTCTGGTGTATGAAATTCAGCAGGGTCTAGACTTTTCCAAGAATCAACAATTGTCTTGGCTTGCTCAAGTTTTGCTGCGCCTTCTGCATTTGTAACTTGGCCTTTAAAAGAAACAACTGAATCAGCATCTTTTAATGCTTTATCAATGCCAGTGAAATCAAGGACAGTCTTATCGCCCTTGATGTTTGCCATGTTTGCTTTGTATGTATTGCTGCGATCTAAACGAATTTGATTTAGATTCTGCTTTGCAATGTCAAGCACTTCCATCATGTCAGCAGTGCCGCGCATATTTTCTGTGAATTGCTTGCCGCGCTGACCGCCTTCTACACCAGCTTTAAAGGCTTGAGCAATTGGCTCAGAACCCACGCCAGTCGTTACGCCAAGCACTTTCTCAGCAACATTGCCAGCACCTCTTGCGCCAGCAACAGCACCCTTAGCAGCCAATGACAAAGGGTCTACCATGATCGCTGCTTTCGATAGCGAACCAGCAACTTGTGGAGCCTTTACAGCAGCCATTGAGCCACCAGTTAAGACTGTAGAAATATCTGCCATCACACTAGCAGGGTCAGTTGCAATGGCTCTCTTAGCGCCTTCAACAGAACCGTACTTGTCAACGTACATTTGCGCGACTTGACTAGCTGCCTGGCGTGATGGCTTGTCTTCTCCAATAGCCCTAACTATTGACTCTGGCAAGATGTTTTGAAGTGTTCCAGCACCAACGTCAAGAATTGCTTTGCCTGTCTGCAATGGGCTAGAAATGACAGAAATAATGTCGCCAACCATCTTTGATGCAGATGATGGCAAATTCTTTACAGCCTTTGTTGCCACATCCAAAGCGCCCATATCTTTATAAGATTCTCGCGCTAAATTCTCTGGCTGTTTATTAGGAAAGTCAGCCATGACGCGCTTTAAAACGTCATCACGACTTAACGAATCTGGTGCGTTCTCATAGACATGAGAAGTGCCATCAGTAAATGAAACTGTAATGTCAGCCATGTTTACCATCCACTCTTAGAAGGGCCAGAAGGTCTTGCAGGATTCTTGAGTTCTTTTTCAATGTCTTTAGCTACATTACCCAAGCCATAAAGTTTGTCTAAGTTCTTTAAAGCCTCCAAGTTGGCTTCATAGCTTAGTTGTGGGTTTGTCGCAGCGTTCAAATAAAGTTGCATTTCAGCATTAGAGTTCATCTGCTGTGCGCTCATGCCTGTTGCGTTTTTAATCAAGTTCAACAACAAAGGTCGAGTCTGCTCAATCTTTTGACGTTCCTCTTGCGTCTTAGCGCCAACAGCCCCACCAATAGCTTGACCCAGACCAGAAGAACTCAATCTAGCGCCTAAGTTGCCAAATCCTGATTCAGTCGTACTAACAATGCCGCCTTGTTCTTTCAAGGTTTCATAGTTCTTTTTTAATGAACCAACAATGTCAGTCAATTGAGTTTTCGCCTCTGATTTACCTGTTGCCGCCGTGTCACGCTTTTCTTGTGCAGCACTGATCTTTTCTTCAGCCAACATTCTTTGAATTCCTGCACTTTGGCTTCTAGCTTCTGCTGCTGCTCGGCGAGCTTCAGCCAATCCAGCTTGTGTTTGCTCAAACTGCTGATTCATTCGGCTCTCAGTAGTAGCCCTATCTTGTGCAGATTGGACACTTTGAGCCAATTGACGTACACGCTCATCAGCCTTTTCAGGGTCAAGCTGACCACTTGCATAACTCTTTTGATACTGAGTAGCAGCCGCACGAAGTGGTGCAGGGATGGTTGCATCAGCAACAAAAATATCAAACGGATTGTCTTGTTGTTGACCACCAATAAAACCAGCCTTACGCAAATCAGGGGCCAACTTAGCAATGTTTGCATACGCCGCCAATGGGTCTGCTGACATTTGTGCAATGCGTCTTGCGACATCTTGATTTAAAGATGCAGGCATGGCTTGCGTTGTTGTTGGGATTGCGCCAGTTTGGAAATAGTTTCCAATCTGCTCTGGCGCTCCTGACCAGTTTTGTTCACCAGCAGCAACAGCAGGGTTAATTAGTTGCCCTGCAAGTTGGCGCATCATTTGGCCTTCTTGCAATTTTCGCAGTTGTTCTTGCACTTGCAAGCCTTGCATCTTTTCTTGTAGACCTTGGTTCAACGCTTGTTTGTAAGCCTGTTGCCCCATCTGCAAGCCTTCAGCGATAGCCAAAGCACCACCGCCAGGCGTCCGAGTTGGCGCACCAGCACGAAGCAAAGCAGTAGCCAATGACATTTGGCCTTGATCTGCTGCACGACCTTGCAAGCGTTTCAGTTCGTCTTGACCAAGCAAACCACCAAGATACTCAGGCGTTTCACCAAAGAAAGAATCTAGTAAAGCCATCATTAACCTCCAAAGAAGGTATTTTTCAACCAATCGTAGCCTTGGCTAATGCCGCCACTGCCACCAGTCCCCATACGGTCAAAGCCTCCTAACAGTTGAACGCCTAACAATCCAGTACCCAAAGCGTTAGCAGTGCGGTTTGTAAAGTATGGTTGCTCAGAGGTTGAAGTACGACCAGCAGGAAACCCGTAAGCCTGAGTCAGATAGTTATTCAACTGATTTTGCGGCTGATTTTGCCCAAAGTTAAATCTATCCATATCAGCTTGCAGCGCTGTGTTCTGGTAGCCTTCACCAAACTGACCAGCCGCCAACATTCTGTTAATGTCAGCGTAGTCTGCCTCTGCCATTGCTGGCGCACCAAAGGTTGCTTGTTGTTGACGTGAACGCTCATCAGCGTAATTCTGGTATGCCAATTGTCCAGCCGTACCCGTTAGACTTTTAGCCAAGGTGTTTGCCGCTTGGTCTTGAAGGTTTGTCATAGCGCCAGAGCCATAACGACCAGCCTTTGAAGCCTGAGAGGTTATGTTCCCAATCGCTGAGTTAAACGCACTCGTTGCAGCTTCAGCAGCAGGCTGAAAAGCACCTGAAAAGAACGGATTGCCACCAAGATAATCACCTTGGATTGTTCCGTACAAGTTATTTTGTGCAGCGCCTGTTAGTGGACTACCCGCAGCAGCGCGAGTACGCAAAGCCTGCAAGCCTGTTTGCGTGTCCTGAGAAGGGCCAACGTAGTTTTGACCTGTGTAGTACTGAGGCCCACCACCTTGATACAAGCGTTGCGCTTCCTCAAGACCATATTTCAAATATGGCTGAATCGTGGGGTCAATCTGCGTTGTGTTCGTGGTTGTGACGGTATCTACCATAGCAAGTGCCTTTCTTTAAAAGGACTCCGTAGCGGGTCATCCACGAAGCCGATTATACATTTAACCAACAACAACGTATGCAAATGTCATTGTTGTGTTGTGATTACCATGTGTGATTGTTGCTGTACCTTTGCCTCTTGAAGACACATAAAAATGTCCATGTGACATTTCATCTGCTGCATCAGCAGTTGTCGGCATAAACAAAATCACACTGTTAGAACCGATTTTTATATCAGTTATGACTGTTGATGTTTCAGATTGACGTAATGTGACTGTACCCGTATTGTTGGTTTTACCCAACATCATCAAGTTAACGACTTCTGAGATTTGTCTAGCAGTGCCGCCAAAAGGTGGGAGTATGCGAAACATTAACGAGTCCCCATTGGTGTAATGTCAACATCCACAGCAACCGCCATGCTCCAATTGTCACCAATAGGTTTGATTCGCAGTCGATGCTGACGACCAGAGCCTCTCAAAGACACTCGGTTATCCGTGTCAGCAGTGTTATCGCTACCAAAGACAACGCCTTGGTTTAACAAACTGCGTGATGCAATAGCTACAGTAGCAGAGCCATTATCAATCTGCGGTCTTGCCAATGTAACCAATGACATAGAGCCTGTGCCAATGTCGCCTGTTTCAATAACAGCAGACTTAGACGCACCGTTAAACGTGATTACTTTGTCTCCGTCAGTGCCGCCTAAAAAGAACTTTCCGCCGGCGTACAAAGCAGAATCTAACGCAACAGTCAGACTATCAAGAGATGAACTGATTGAATCCAACTGCTCCAACGTCACAGAAGCTGTAGAGGCGTCAGAGATGTAATCAGAAGTGGCAGTCATGTACGACCATTTCTTTGTAACCACGTTGTAGACCATCATCTTGCGGTTAGCAAACTTGTCTTTGTAGTTCCAGATTACCAACTTGCGAACAGGGTCTGCCGCCGATGACATGGTTGTCAGGTCTAAGTCAGCATCAGAGAAAAAGAAACGATCTACTTTCTCTGCGCCAATTGGAATCACTTGTTGACCATCACACACATAGAAACCATCGTCAGAAAGGAAAAAGGTTAGTCCTTCGTATTGGCAGATAGAGCCTGAAGCAATACATCCTTTGCCCCTGCTTATGTTGTCAAACTGAAAGATCAAAGGCGTACCGATGTAAGTCATTCGGTGAATGGCTTTGTCCATCAAGATAAGCCCAAACTCACCGCCTCGGATGCCTGTTATGTGTCCACCATCAGCAATGTCTTGAAAGTCTGATTGTGTCGTTTGGCTTGTTGTCCACGTTGTCTCATCATTAAAGCCTGACCACTGCACTCGATAAGGCTTTGTAGACCCTGCTGCATCAATGTGGGCGCAAACAACAAAGTCACGCACAACAGTGATGAACTTTGCTACTGGCGCGTCTTCAGATAAGTTCTTAAAAGAGTTACTAGCATCCGCTACATAGGACTGCAAACGCTCAGTGAAGTTCGTTCCAATAATCCGATTGCCAAACTTGGTGAACCTGAAAATGTTGCCTGTCAGGGTGTTGTAACCCAACTCAGTAGACGACACTCTTACATTACCTGACGTTGTGGCAGACGTTGTAGTGATTGAAAATGTGTCATCAGTCAGTTTAGTCAACGTATATTGACCATCTGCTGCTGTTCCGCTTGTAAAGTTCAAGTAAGCAGAATCGCCTGTTTTCCAGTTGTGATCTACTGACGTCACAGTTAAGGTTGTAGTGCCTGTCTGAGCGTATGTGGCAGTCGTATACCAAACATCAGTCAGAACACCAACTGAATCAATGGAATAAATCTTTCGTGCGCCAGCAGCAAACAGCTTAGAAGTGCCTGATTGATCTTTAAGATAAACCAATGACGTCAGGTTTTCAGCAGCAGCGGCTGAAAAGTCAGCTTCAGACGGGAAAGGCGCGTAGCCTGTAGAGGTTGGGTAACAGTTTGTGGCGGTTGTGATGCCGCCAACAAGACCAGGCTGATCTGGCAACCATTCATCCAATGCAATTCTTTGTGTTGCCATTTTTAACCCTGTCTCAGCCAAGTATTTTCGTTTACCGACACATCAGTCCAGCTATTAGAGCCAACCGATACATCTTCCCAAGTGTTTGAACTTGCACTGTTTGTTGTCCAAGTGTTGTCGCCAACTGATACATCTGTCCATGTGTTGTCAGAGCCAGTCACATTGCCCCAATTATCGCCACTCCTGCGACCATCACAAACGATAACGGCTGTGCAATTTACAGTGCCTGCACCATCAAACACCACAGACGCACCAGAACTAACTGTTGCAGTCCCTAAGACACTAGCACTTGCACTAGCATCTAAGCCGCCCAAAGCGCTAACCGTTGTCTCCGTTACCACGGCAGCGTCAGCAGTGCGAACCCTTACAGAATCCGCCGTGAATGTTGCGCTTGTCGTTACGCTTGCCTCGCCGCTTGCAAGTATTCCGCCTAATGCCGTTACTGTCGCAGAGCAATTGATAGAACCAGAAGCAATTGCAAGACGCTGTGCATCAGCCGTAACAGTGCCAGAAGCCGTTATTTGAGCATTTCCTAGCGCTACCCTTACTGCATCGCATGAAACGCTTGTTGTCGTTGTGACTGAGGCTGTTCCGATAGCAACGCGAACAGCACTAGCAGACGATGAAGCTGTGCAATTTACAGAAGCAGAAGCGTTAAAGACAACGCTAGAGCCTGACGATACAGAAGCTGCTGCGTTAACAGAGCCGTAAGCATCCCAAAGTGTGACTGACGTTGTGTATAACGAACTGTCAAGAGACAGCGTTAAATCGTCAAGACTAGCCTTTAAATTGTCAAGGCTGTCAATTGTCCACAATGGGAGTAAGTCAGCCATATCACGCCAAGGTTACGCTCAGTGAACCAATAGCCACACGGAAAACGTCACCTGTTGCAATAGTCTTAGACGCATCTAAAGCTGTGTGATACAACAGATTGCCAGAGGTAGACGCATCACGAATACCAACGTGGGTAATCGTTCCCCATGAGCCACCAGCTTGAGGGAATTCAATCACAGCAGAGTTTGTACTCACACCGTTAGAAGGTGCGCCAAACGTGATTGATTGACGAGCGTAAGAAGTGCCAGAACACTCAGTACCAGAATCTGCATCAGTTGGGTCACTTGTGTAAAGCGCCAAATAAACAGCAGAAGGGCTTGTGTATGCCGTGTTTCGCAACGTGGCGTTTACAAGCGCGTTTTCAAGATAGTTACTCATTTCAGCCATAGTTACCTCACAGCGTAAGACATTGAAAGTGGAACACCTGAATACTGAGATGATTCATCAGATTTAATCAGGGTGTTGATAGCGCGGTCATACAAAGAACCCCATGTATTGATTCGCGCATCGTTCATCAGGTAAGGCTCTGCTTCTACCAATGCTGCATAGAGCAAAGCATCAGGAGCGTTAGCCATAAATACGTTACTGGAATTGTCATCACCTAAAAAAGTCGGTGAAGCAAAGTACAACAGTTCAAGCGTATAAGTTGAATCAGGCACTGGCGACAACTTGAACTCACTCGCCAAGATTGTGTAGTTCAAAGGCTTGCCGCTTTGTGTTGTGTAAGTGTTGCGACTAAAAATTGCAGGGCTGGCAAACGTCAGCGGCTGAATCGGATTAGTCGATACATAGAAGTCACGCGCCTCAAGAAAGTCACTAGGCAACTCCACAGTAGGGTCGCCGCCTGTTGTGGTTGTTGTCACTGACTTGAGCATCTGACGAATACGCAACTCTCGGCGCAAACGCAATTCTGCAAAACGAATGAAATCAGGGATTTGAGTCGTTAGATCAGTACGGGCCAAATAGTTGGCAACCGCTGTTTTTAAATCTGAATAAGTAGCCAAACTCATGCGTCATTCCATCCATATTCGTAAGTGCCGATATGCCTAATGTGCATTGAAAGATCGTGGTCAATCACAGTTTGATAACCAGCGTCAGACGCCTTTGCACAGAAGTAAATATCTTCACCAATTATCCCACCTTTGTCGGTTTGTTCAAACCAGAACCAAGGCTTTTGTGCGGCTAGGAAAACTTCTTTTCTAATAAGAACCATCCCAAAGCCAACACCCATGACTTGCTCAAGTCCAGTCTTTCCTTTGCTGTTGACCTTGACCAAATCGTTTGTCTCAGGGTCAATGTCTAACGCTGTAGGCTTAACAGGGAATCGGCGAGTCGTTGCGTTTACGCCAACAATAGGCAGTTCACGCGAAAGCAAAATCTCTAGCGCGTCCTTGGGGAATCGCATATCAGAATCAACCCACAGGATAGCGTCAGCACCATCCTTTAAGGCTTCTTCTGCCAGACGTTCACGCTGATTGAAGATCAAAGTGCCTGGCACTTGATAAATCATCAACGAGCCGCCTTTGGCACATCTCGTGACACCTTCATAAGCACAGAGTTTTGCCAAGTCAAAGGCAAACCCCGTCATTACTGTGTCACGGCATGGAACGCAAATCGCTACCTTCATACTTGGCCTGGTCGAGTTCTAAAGAACCGATTATCAGGGTTATTCAAGAATGATCGAAACCTTTTTTCATCTAAGACTGCAAAGCCTCGCATGATTCCCTGCTTGTTGAGTTCGTCAACAACCACGTTAGGAATACTTGCTACCTTTGTCCACTCACCCCACTTAGCCTTTTCATCAATGGCATTGAATTGAGCCTTGTTGCTCTCAATAATTCCAGAAATGTCTTGGCTAGTCTCAATGAGAAACTTCCCATCAAGATCATGAAAGTTTGTGTTTTTACCGTTGCTAGATGATATTTGGCGCATAAAAAAAGGGGGGTGATTAGCCCCCCATTTTGATTAGGAGTTAGTCAAATCCGCTGCGATGCCGTGAGCGGCTTCGTTACGCATTTCCAAGGTCAACTCAGCAAGAATCTGAGTCTTCTCGGCGTCACCAGCTTTTGCCAATTCGTTTGTGGCAAATGGGCGCAAGTAGGCAACTGCTGCGTATTCAGGGTCAAGCACCAAAGCGTCACGGGTACGCATGAAACGCGAAGGAACCACGCTCACTGTACCGAAGTCGCTCATGTAGACGTCAGCAGCGCCAATGATGGTTGTTGGGCCATCAGAAGGAGCCATGTAACGCTGTGCAGCGATACCAGCGAAAGCCGAAACAGCTTGCTTCTGGAAAGGGCCAACCAACAAGACTTTAGGATTGCCGCCAGATGTGTAAACCTTCTGGATAACGTCCTTCAGAATTGTCTCAGTGAAAGCACGTTGTGTGCCGTCAGTACGAGTCGATTCGCCGATGGTAGTTGGGTCAACACCAGCAGTAGTACCAGAAGACTTGCTTGTGTTGGTTTTAATCCAAGACAGCAAACCACCCATAGTGCGAGCAGTAGAAGCGTTGCCAGCAGAACGGCCTTGGTTGGCAGTCAAGATGGTTTCAATGTCGCGCTTCAGTTCGCTAGAAGCCTTCGACAACTGGTAAGCCTTTTCAGACTTGCGACCAGCTTTGTCCACAGAATCCAAAGTGCCAGAGATTTTGATGGTCTTTTGAACGATCTGTGTGTAGTTGCCCAAACGAACGGTAGGCGACATAGTGGCGTCAGAAGCGTCAGCACCTTCAACCGCTGCGTTAGCAGTAGTTGCAGCAGCCAAGCTGTCGGTTTGCCACTCGTGGTAAACAGCAGTAGCTTTGCCACGGGCCAAAGTTGACATTACTGGTGTGTCAGTTGGGCTGATCGAATAGATAACGTCCGAGAGGTCTTCGCGGTTGCCGATAGACTGGTAGGTTTGATAGGTAGCCATGATTAATCCTTAGAGAAATTTTTCAAAGAGCAAAGCTGCGTCACGGACTTTACCCGTTTGCTGCAACTTCGCACGAAGTTTTTGATTCTGTTCCGCTTCTGAATTTCGTGGCATTGACGTACCCGCTTTTAGCATCTTCGGAGCCGCTTCCACTTTCTTAGTGATTGAAGGCTTATTACTCTGAAGTTTCGCGTACTTCATACCATGATACAGACTCAAAACAGCGCGAGAATCGTACAACCCTGCTAACTCTTGGTCACTCCAGCCGATTGATTTAGCGTACTCACGAATATCCTTGCGGATTGTGTCGCCCTCTTTCGGGTTTGCGTAACCTGGGATAACTGAAGACAGTTTCTGACTTTCTTCTGCGAGATGGCTTTGCAGGCGCTCAGATTGCTCCGCTTGTTGCTGTTGGGCAATGCGTTGCTGTTCTTGTTGCAAAACTGCTAATTGCTTCTCTCGCTGAGACATTTCAGCGACCTTTACGGCATAGCCGATAGGGTCTAACTCCTTTAGAGCCTCAAGATTTTCACCCTTGTTTTGCTGATTCAGGAATTGTTCCATCATCTGCAAGCGTTGGGCGTACTGGTCTCTTAATTTTGCTGCTTCCTGAATCTTCGCGCGTTCAGCTTCCACCGACTTGCGTTCATCAGATAGCTTCTGGGTTTTCTTGGTGTAATCTGCGCCTAATTGGTAGCCCTCAATAAGTTCTTGCTCAGTTACTTCACGATCTTCACCAGCAGCTTTAATGCGGAAAGTTCGTTTAGGCCGTTCTTGAACTTCTTCAGAATCTACCAACTCTGGCTCATCTGTCGCTTCGTATTCTTGTTCAGTTTCTTCAGTTTCAGCTTGTCCGTTATCGGAGGCTTCCGCTGCTTCCATCATGCCCAAAAATGCTGAAGCGGCTGTGTCCACCGTCAGCGTTCCACTTCCTTGCGGAGTCGTGTTTTCGCTCATTTACTTACCCAAATTGTCAGCCTAAACGGTAGGCCACCGCCTCGTTAGAGGATTTTCCAGCGCTTTTTAACAATCTCGCTTGTAGCGGCAATTGATTCAAAGTGCGTTATAACAGATTGTAATGCGTTGATTCGATTATATGCAAACTCTCGTTCTTCCACTTGATGCGCCTGAGAGTTCACAATTGCGGCTAACTCTGCGTTCTTTAAGGCTTCAATTTCGCCAATAAAGAACGGGTCGTTAAGTAGATTTTTGGCTTGCTGTGTCTTGTCCAAGAATTGCACTCACAATCTGGTTAATGTTTACAGGCGTACCCATTGGCGTCTGTTGCTTTCCTGCGGCAAATATATCATTGAATGATACGTTTGGCTTTTGACCGACAAGACCTTGCCACTGCGTACCGCCCAATAAATTCATGTCCGTAAAAAACGAATTTAGATCAATTGGGGCAGAAGGTGCAGCGTAGGTTGGCGACCTCCATTCAGCAGGAATTGGCACTTGTGCAAAGCCAGTTGTACCGCCACCACCACCACCGCCTCCAGTGTCACCAGCTAACCCCAAAGGGTCGCCTGTGATCGCATTTACCAACAATCCCGCTCTTGCATAGTTCAAAGCATCAGCAACGCTCATACCGCTTGCAACAGCAGCATCAAACGCCGTGATCTGTGCGCTTGTCAGTGTGTCGCCATAGCCTGCGTTGCTGTTTAAAGCCGCACGATCTGCATTGCCTGTAATGTTGCTAATCACGGTATCAACATTAGACAAAACTGGTGGATTTCCAGCAGCAGCATTGGCTGTAGCAACATCACCTGTTCCAGTTGCAGGGTTGTAACCACCACCAACATCAATGTTATCTGCGGCATTAGCAATATTGTTAATGACTGCATCAACACTAAGAACAGGAGGATTAGCCGCCGCCGCTGCTGCTGTAGCCGCATCACCCGTTCCCGTTGCTGGATTAAACCCGCCGCCTACGTCAATGTTGTCAGCAGCGTTAGCAATCGCATTGTCTGGAAATGGCCCCATTGCCTGATAAGGCGTGTCTTGATAGAAATTGTACGTTTGCTGTTCGTTTGCCAAGTTTGAGATTACTTGGTCAACCGCTGAATCTGACAAGGCAGGCAATTCTGTGGCAACAATGTTTGCATCTGGGATAGGCGTAGAAACAACATTATTTAATGCGGCTCTTGCAGCCTCCAACTCAGCAGCGGTTGCGCCAGCAGCAGGATTAAAACCGCCACCAACATCAATATTGTCAGGGCCAGTTACTCCACCAACAGCGTTAGGGTCAGCGCTTAAACCCTTAAATGCCTCACCAGCAACATAAGACAATGCAGCAGATTTAGCAATTTCCTCTGGCGATTTGCCTTGTGCTACACCTAAAGCAGCCGTGCCAAGTGGCCCACCAAAATAACCAGCAGCAATGTTTGCAGCAGTACCAAGAATAGGGTCAGACATGATGTCGTTAACAAACCCACCAAGGAAACCACCACCACTTGACGAGTATTGTTTAGGCGCTGGACTGCCTGAAGCATCCCAATTGCCAGCTACGCTATTTCTTCCATCAATAAATGATCTTACTTTTTGATCGCCTACAAACCCTGTAAGATTTCCAGCCATATCATAAGAAGCTGTGACAGGAACGCCATTAACAACGCCAATGCTCTTACTAAAACCAGATGGCCTATCTTCAGTAATTACTTCACCTTCTGAACCAGCGCCAACTTGTACGGTTACATACGTTGGCACAGCATCTTTAGGGATGCCTTTTGTTACGTCTATAGTCTTGTTGCTATTAATAATGTCTGCGCTCAAAGGCGTAAAAATCTGCGCTTGGTAGTCTTGGACTTTTCCACCATAGTTTTCATTAGCTGTGAACTTTGCTAATTCTGCAATCTTGGCGTAAGCCTCTGGACTTAACGCCTTGAGTTCATCTACATAAGTTGTAGCCATGATTTTTACCCTGGTATTTCAATGTTAGACGTAATGCCAGCACCAACCTTCATCGCCTTCATTCGTGCTTCAGCCATAAATTCTTCTTCCTTCAACTGCATCTGAGCAGCGGCTTTTTCACGTTCCAACTGAAGTTGGGCAGCGTTCTTTTCACGCATTAACTGCAACTCAGCAGCGGCTTTCTGTTGGGCCAACTGAATGTCAGCTTGTGCCTTCATCTGTTGCGCCTGAATGTCAGCCTGCGTCTTAGCCATGTACGCTTGAATCTCAGGCGGCATTGGTGGCTCTTGTTGCGGTTGTGGCTGGCTCATCATCTGGTCTTGCTCTGGGCTAATCGCCTTGTAGAACTCAGCAGAATCCTTAAAGCCAGCAGCTTCAACCATGCGGCCCAAGGTGTTGCGGTACTGTCCATAAGACACCAGCGGGTTAGTTGGCCCCATTGTCTGCAAGACTTGCTCTTGTTTAGACAGAACCATAGACAACATCGCCATTTGCTCTTGGCGGTTGCCAGCACCCAAACCTACGTTAATGTCCGTGTCGTACTGGTTTGACCACTCACGGGGGTCAAACGACACATACTGACCACGCATCCGAACGATACGGGCTTTGTCTTGGTACTTACAGAGAAGATGCAAGATGCCTTTGAACAGTGACTTAACGCCTGTCTCAGCAAAGATTCGTGCAATCATCTCAATCTTGCCTGCTGCGCTTTGTTGCATAGAAGCAACAGCGGCTGCTGTGACGTTCTGCAAGATAGACGGGTCAAGACCTTGGCTTGCATCTGTAACACCTGTGCGCTTTTGTTGGATGCTGTCCAAGTACTGAAGCATAGGGAAAGCCTGCGCCGCCACAGGTTGAACTGCCAACTGTTGCACAGCGCCTTGAGACTTAATACGAATCACACCACCAGCAGTAGCCGTCAGCAAGTCATCTAAGTTCACTTGACCGTCAACAGCAGTCACACGGGCGTTGTTTGTCAAATACAAGTTATCAAGAATCTGACGTGTGATTGTGGTCTTGATTAACTGCAAGTCCATTGTGCGATCTGCCAGCGACTCACCAAAGAACTTGTGTGGTGTTGGAATTGGGCACAGTGAGTGGAAAGGGATGTAATCCGTTTCTTCATCACTCAAAATCTCGTTAGCAGCGTAGAAGACTTGACGCAACTCAGCGATGCCATCACCGTCAATATCAGCAGTAACGTAGCACTCAAAGACCTCGATGGTTTCCATTGACTCATCAATAGAGATGCCGTCATCTGGGTTTTCGCCAGGCGCTACTCGGGCCAAGTACTCAGGCGAGTAAGTAAGAGCGTTAGAAGCCTGCAAGCCTTCCACAACGTCTTTATCAAAGCCCATTGCGATCAAGTCGCTTCGGGTGATAAGACGGCGATGTGCAACGAAAGGCGCGTCAGACGGGCTTTTCTTGGCTCGCTTAGAGATTAGAAATTCCTCTGGTGGCACGTTCTCAATCACCACACGACCAGACTTCTTTTTCTTTTGCACTGTGACGCTATTAGACGAATACATCACAGGCTTACCCATCTGGTCTAAGACGGGATTACCAGCAGGGTCTAGCATTTCGTTCTCTACTACGTCCTGTTCAACAACTTCCATTGTTTCATCAGACAGCAGCATTGCCAGTTCATCATCAGACAAGTCACGGTACTTTTCTTTCGTGACGTCTTCTTTGTCTTCCCAATACGCTTTAACTACGCCAACCTTCTGAAGCAAAGCGTCTTTAAACCAGTCGTGCATAACAATGATGCCAGCGTTATCACGCATGAACACCCAATTGCAGTACTCGGTTGCTTGTTTAGCGCCAGCTTCGTCTTGTGGGCCACGGGGGTCAAACCTGACCACCTCATCAGACGATGAAAAGATGCGAACCAGTGAAGGCAAACAACCATCTACAGCCTCTGCCACTTCGCCAGTGACGATTGCTGACTTACCTTCTACTTCGTTACCCAAAGGCTGACGCAAATAGAAAGATAGTGCGTCTGTTCGCTGTTGGGTTGTTTCTGTCTCTAAGAATCCGATTGAGTTATCAATCTCCGAGTCCAGAATCGCTTTCAGTTTTTGTTGGCTCATCTTTTACCTTTGCTGGCCTGCCTAATTTGGGGCGTTGCTCCGATTGTATAGCTTTTACCATATTTTCAAGCGCCTCAATTCGTGCTTCTAAGGCTTGGATTTTGCGACTGCCTGCAATGTCGCCTTGTTTCATCATGTACATCAGATTACCCACTTCGGTGCTTTGTTAATAGATTTTGACCACGTTGAACCTTCATCCATGCCGATAGCCAAGTACCTAAAAGCGTCACTGGCATGGCTTGACCAATCATGTAGGGGTCGATCAAAGAATACTTTGCGCTTGTCGTCATAGTCTCGGCGGTAGTTTCTTAGACAATCCAAGCCTACCTTTACGTTTGGCACGTTGAACCAGCATCTAGGCAGCAGACGTCTAACCGCCTGAATCCCATCATCAACGCTCATCCTTGGGGCTACCCTGACGTTTAGACCAGCTTCCTGTAAGACTTTAAGGCGGCTTTTGCCAGAACCTAGCTCTCTAACCTGTACGTCATGCGGCAGAATTTGCTCTGCTGTGTCCCACTTGTTCTCTTTAAGCCAAGTCACATACTTGTCCAAACCTACGCCGTTGTTCTCGTAATAGTCAACCAGACGAATCTCTGTGCCTGCGATCTGAGCCACCCAAATAGCGGTACTGTCTCCCATCCCCAAGTCCCAAGCCGTGATTGTTCGGCAAAGGTCATCTCTTGGAATCTCTTGAATGTGATTCTTTGTCTCTAAGTCGTTAAGAATCTGACCGTAGTAAGAACCCTCCACAGCAGCGTTAAACGAACACTCAAACTCTTGGAGATACTTGTCTTCACCCATCTCAGACTTGGCGGCTTCTAGTTCACTTTCTGCGATTACTTTTGTTTGGCTGGCTTTGAACTCAAGCAAACCCCAATCGGCCTCGGCTTCGGCTCTGTCTCTGAGGTCTTTAAAGTGGTTATGGCCTTTTGGAGTGCCAATAAATAAGCACCAGCCAAGGCGGTCTGAGAGTGCGGGGCGGACAATATCTGTCCATATTTTTGGGTTTTGGTCGCCGATTTCATCAAGTATCACACCATCAAAGTATTGCCCACGAAGGCTCTCAGGGTTGTCTGAGCCGTAAAGCTGAATCCTACGACCCCAGAAGTCAACCCGCAACTCAGATATGTTTTGAGTGCCACCCATCGGCATGGCGTACTTAACAAGGTAGTCCCACGCTACCCGCTTTGCTTGTCCGTATGTAGGAGCAATGTAAGCGTAACGCGGGTTTTCCTTGCCATTCAGGATTGCAGCTTTAATCAGGTGATTGATGGCTGATACAGTCTTTCCCATCCTTCGATGTGCAACAACGACTGTAAATCTCTTTTCGTCAATCAGTTCGTGAATTTGAAGCTGTTGTTCCCTTGGCGCGTAGGGGATAACTATTTCGCCCATGTAACCTTCATCTCAATTGGGCCATCGTTGTTACCAACGTGTTCGGTTCGGGCCAACTTAGGCGCTGCGTATTCAGCCAACTTAGAAAGCATATCCAAAGCCTTGTAAGGGTCTGGTTTGCGATCTGTCAAAGGGTCACCATTGGCAATGTCTTCTAACCAGATAGATACGTTATCTGTGTTCTTATCTAATAGCTTTTGAATAGTCTCTCGGAACTCAATCGTTGTTTTATTGATTGCGCCCTTTGGTCTTCCTCTACCTCGATTAGTGAGGTTTTGAGAATTTCCCTTTTCTAATTTATTCATTTTGTTTACCAATTCCTTACGGCTTGTTGGTCTAGTTAATCTAACTTCAGTCTAACAGATTTGTTCTTTGTCCAAATCGTTTCTGCATTTCAGGAGAGACAAGGTTTACAGATGAATTCTCATCCATCAATTTGTAAACATCTTCTAGCGTTGCATCTGGCTCAAATGGTGGTCTACGACCTAACCTGTAAGCAGTCTTTGCAGCGGCCTTAGACGATACTTGGCCCATCATTTCAGGAAAGTCTTGCATTACTTGCGCTTGCAGGCTTTGCCCAATGCCTTTTCCTCTAGACGTTTCAGGAACTTCAAGACTCAAAACCGAGGCTGTGCCGTCTGGTTTTGCCAAGACTTCCATAGTTCCACCGCTTTTAGGGTCTGTATATTTCAGGCGTTCAGCACCAGCACCAAAAATGTCAGAAGCATCTTTTCTCGTTACATTAAAAGCAGACTTTGCTTGTCCTAGTAGACCACCAACAGGCTTGTCGTTAATCTCTTTGATTGTTAAAAGGTCTTGATACTTTGGGAACACAACAAAGTTTGATGTGCCTTCTCCAGCATCACGGCTCATTTGATCTAAGTATCTAACGCCAGGAACTCCCTTTTTAGCAAGCAATTCACTTACACCCGCCCTTGGGTTAATCATTGCCGCTGTAAGTTCCTTGCCTTCCATTGCATTTGGAAAGTACCTAGAAGCATTGCGCTCAAGCTCTTTCAAGATTTGTTCGCCAGTTAGGTCAAGTGGCTGCTTTGGCAACTGTCCTGTTGCGTTAGGGTTAGTTAATGCGTCAAGTAGCGCATCTTCGTATTCGCCCATCTTCTTTTTATCAACTGAGATTCCCAACTCAGCCAAAGCATTTTGCACCTCTGGCGCTTGTTTGCTTAAAGGCTTGTCGTAATCAAGCATCTTTGCAATTGATTCATCAGGCAAATCTACTTTGTAAAGATAGCCAGCAGGCTCAAGTTTTGAAAAATCTAACTTTTCAATTTCACGTTTAAATTGTTTCCCACTTTTTCCTTCCCAATACTCAGGCTTCCATTGTGAATAGATAGCTTCTCTATCCCCATTATTTGCCATCAAATGATATGCAGCACTACGCTTTACCTCATCATTAGGGTCTATTGGTTTACCTTTATACAAATAGTTACCACTAGCAGAATTTGTTAAAGCTGCTTTATACGTTTCACCAGTATTACGGGCCTGCGCCAAGTAAGCGCCTTCACCATAAGAAGCGTTACCTTCTCCAGTACCAGCTTTTAGCGGATCAAATTTAGTAAATGGGCCATGTGGAGAACCATGCCAAACATCCATTGGCCTAATAGAACCTTGCCCCAAATCTTGAAGCAACTGCGCTGGCAAGCCGCCACGCTCCATAACTTGCGGGACAACTCTCTCAGCCAAACGCTCACCAGCACGACCAGCAGCCATTGCGCCACGCTCTGCCATCCTTGCAGCAGGGCCAACCATAGGCGCTACTGTCATCAAAGCATCAGCAGTTTCAGACTTCAGTAATGGCACGTTGGCGCGATTCACGTTTGTCAGCGCATCCAGTAATGCTTTGGGGCTTTGTGCGTATGCTGCACGTTCTACGGTTTGTGGAATACCCGTAGATTCAAGCAATCCAGCCAAGCCCTGCATCTGCTGAGTGCGCTGCTTATCTTTCATGTAGCCAAGCAACCCCTGAATCAGGTCGTTTGAGTAACCTGTTAGAGGGTTTGCGTAAGGCGTAGGAGAAAGATAGTCAGCCATTACTTCACCTGTTATTTTTTAGCTTTGTTCTTAGCTGTACGCTGACCACGCATAGGCATCTTGGCCTCACTCAAAGCAATTGCAATAGCCTGCTTTGGGTTAGTCACTGTCTTGCCGCCTTTGCCCGAATGAAGTTTGCCAGCGCCGTACTCTTTCATTACGGCTCCGACCTTTTTGGCTTTATTCATCATCTTCTTCCATGATTACAGGGGCTTTTTCCCAAGACTTGCACACGCGAAGGTTGTGACAAATTAGCTCGTATTTATGGCAGTAACCACGACCACCACCATCTTTGTCAAACTCGTCTTCAGGCACGACTTCCATTGCTTCAATGGTTTCTGGTGCGTCATCAAAGTATTCGCAGTTTGCACAGAGTCGGCGCTTGGCTTGATCTGGTGATGTGCGCCACAGATTAGACAAACCACGCCAGAACTCACCATTAGCTTCGGCTGTTTTAACAGGGCCAAGCATCTGAGTTTCGATCAGAGTATCACGGGTTTTTTTGTTTGATTCTGCTGTCAAGCCTTCAATGACAGGCTTTTCAGATTCGATTTCTTCAATCTCAATCTTGATCTCGGCGGCAGGGGCAAGTAAGCCTGGCATAGGAACCTTTCAGTATTTCTTGGATTTTACCAAAAAAGTGGGCAGAATCAACCGCCCTAAAGTGCAACTGCAAATTGCACCCTATTCTAACTCTTTAGGCCAAAGATTCTGCTCTTTTAGCCTGTTTACTGTCTTTTGGTACGCCTCATTCCACATATCAACGCGCTGTTGCTTAGTCAAATTAGAGCCTTGATCTATCTCATAATGATGTTCCACACATATAGCAGCCGTAAACTCGTCAGATGCACGAAGCGACCTGCCTTTGCCATGTACCGCTTGGTTTGAGTGTGATGCCTGCGTCCTGCCTTCAACGTAGCATATCTGGCATGGCAGGCTTGCCACGTTCTGCAAGTGCTTTTTGTTGCGGTAGTAGTTGAACTTAGGAATCATCATGCAATAGCCTCAATCTTTCGCATCTTGTTTGACTTAAATTCCTTGGCTATGTCATCCAGTGCCAGTTCTAAGGTGCGTACAGGGCAATTGCGTAGCTGCTCATCATGCAACTCAAGGATAGTTCGCACCGCTTGAAGTTCTTGGCCTGTAAAGATAAACGACTTCCCGCTAATCCCGCGCTGTGCCATCATGAAAATAGCGTCTTGGGCTTCTCTAATTTCCTCTAGCCAATCATCCCCAAGATGGCGCAAGGCCAAGGCTTCGGCACAGTTGACCATTGTGATTAGGTTATCCACATGGGCAGTGTTGCCACGACCTTCACGGATTTCGTCAAAGGAAACGTGATTCTTGAGCATTAGCTTAGTGCCTGCGTCTGGAACGTTAGCCACCTTCTTAAATCCGCTGATAACCCATGAAAGAGCATCCACGCGAACGCCTTTTGGTTTGTACTTACTTTTCTTTTTCATTTAACGTGATTCCATTGTTTGCACACCAAGCCAGCAAGAACTCTACAAACTCGCTGGCCTGTTCTTTTGTAAATTTACGGGTTTGCATACCAAGCTGACAAATGCCGTCACCAGACAGATTAGGTATCACCTTGCCTATTGCCAATCCTTTTTCTTTGCAAAAATCTTGGACTAACAGCCTTTTCCAATCTTCAGCATCCCACTTGGCTCCCATGTGTTGCGCTTGCTTTGCAATGTCACCGATGATTGCGTGATACTTTTCCTCTTGCTCACGGCTTTTGCTTGCATCCTTAACTTCTAACGTCAGCTTGCGACCCGCTGACAATGCCGCCTTGACTTTGGGCCAAAGGCTTTGCATCAAGGCTGTTGCTTGCGCCTGGTCAATCAGGTCGTATCTCATTCTTTGCCTCTAGTTCAATCAGCAAATCTACGAAATGCTTAATCTTTTCCAAGTCCTTGATTCCACCTTTGTCCCTCCATCTGGTCGCATATTTGATGATGCAACCTTCAATGAATGGAATTTCGTTTAAGTGGATGTAGTAAACAGGCTGAATCTTCAGCTTTTTGTAGTGATTACCGCCAACTTGTTCGTTTAGTGCGCTCATAGCATCCCAATCATTCTTAAAGCCTGTTCAGGGCTTTCAATTCGTTCTAACCTATTACCAGCCCACTTTGCAAAAAAAGCCTGCTGTAGCCTCGTTAAAGTCTTACGTGAGTTGGTTTTTATTTCTACCAAGTATGTCTGTCCGTTGTAGCCAACCAAAAGGTCAACTGGCAGACCAATTATCCAAACGTATGCGCCAGCATCACGCAACGCTTTGACAATTTCCACTTGGTTTTGGTCAACACGGGCGGCATATCTCATTTTTTTGTTTTTGTTGTGTTTGCTGTGCCAGCTTTGCTAAACATATGGAACTCTCTAGGCGCTAACTTGGCTTTTTGTGCCGCTGTTAGTTCTGCACGAACTTCATCTATTGTCATAGCGCAAGATTTGTCACGCGCACCGCCCCAACCTTCTTTTGCTTTACGGGTCTTTGGAAACAACCCCATGTCTCTGCCGCTTTGGTAAACAACAGATTCTCTTGTTGACATTCCTGTAATGTGTCCGTGAGATGGCTTTGTCTTACGCATCTCTGTGACGCTTTTAGAAAGGTTAGCCGCTACTGTTGCTTGCATGTTTTGAGTTTTAACAGCAGTCAGAAACTGAGGCATGTGGGTTTTGACAAAGTCAGGATGAAAGGCGTTTATGGTGGTCATGCTTCACCTCTTTTTCTTAATAAATTACAAGCCTTACAAAGCCGCCATCCTTGCTTTGTTCTCCATGTGTTTTCTAACGTGAACTCATGACCTCTTTTGCAATGTGTAAGATTTGATTTTCCTATAGTGCAAACTCGTCTTTTAGTAGCGCAATCTTTCATGTTGTCTGTTCTATCGCCAAGAAAAAGGTGATCTGGATTAACGCAAATACGGTTATCGCACTTGTGTAAAACCCATAATCCATTTGGTATCTGCCCATTAATGATTTGCCAAGAATAACGATGAGCGCCATGACATTTGCGCCCTTCATCAATTAGATGCGTAAAGAAAGCGCCATATCTATTGCCACGAATAGAACTTGTCCACTCCCAACATCCATTCGGCGATTTTTTATTAACTTTTTCCCAAAACCTTTGACTGATTGGTCTCATTGCACGTTGCGTTTTCATGTTTACTCCAATTACATTGTTCGCACATTCTATCACGCTCTTTAGCTGCTACCAGTTTGGCAAAAACTTTAAGCTCAAACTCGCATGACGTTGGCGCATAGATTGCATTGGTCACAGAACCAATTTCAAAACCAGCCTGTCTAGCCATCTCAATGATTTCGTCTTGTGTCATGTTCTCTCCCTCAATTGTTTTTCCAATGACACGATCTGCACATTCATGCGTGCAACCAATGGGTCAAGTTCCTCACGAATCGAATCCCGTCCAGACTCCATGCCCATCTCGTAAGCGTTCTCCATCGCTGTGATCGTGTTCTCGTTTACTCCTACGCTGCGTAAGAGTGTTGTCATCTCAGTTTTTGTCATTTTTTTCTTTCAGTTTGGCTTCAATGTTTTCTGCCAGCACATAAGGCGAGTATTCTTTGAACTGAATCAAGTCTTGTATCTCTCCAATCGTCAGCCCAACCCATGTGCGTTGTTGTGGTGTGGTGTAGAGAGGGCCAATCTTTTGCCAGCGTGGGTTGTTCTTTTCAAAACCCCATTCAACTTGCTGCGCGTCTACGCAATCAGTCAAACCTGTATCTTCATGCTGGAACATCCACGCCACAGGCGTACCCTGCTCTTGCTTTGGTTGTGGTGTGGTGTAGAGGTAGCGAACCTCGTAGCCTTTCCATTCCTGCGGGTTGTCCAGCACCATGCGGACGTGCGCAGGATCACACTGCGACCATGCAACATTGGGGAATCGGCACTGCCCCGCCACAGGCTCACCCTGCTCTTGCTGCACAGGTGCTGGCTGCGGGGATTTGTAAAGAGGTCGCACCTCTGTTTGAAAACTTTTAATTTCGCTTGCGGCCATGTTTGCTGTTTCTTGCAAAAAATAAACACTGTGCTTTTGAGCAAACTTGTGCCCCCAATAAACCGCCCACGCTTCAGGTTTCTGCTCTTGCTTGATAACAGGGTCAAACACAATTCCACCGCATCGAGCGCAAACATCGCCGCCTTGCTCTTGCTGTGCTGCGGTGAAATCCTGACGTTTTTTGTAGGCTGAAAATGCCGCGAGGCCTTCGCGGATGCAAGCGGCAGAGTTGCAATGACTGCGCTTCAGTTGGTGCATTTCAAGATGGTCATGTGCGCTTAACAAAGCAGCGCCTAAAGTTCTTATTAACCCGTCATCACAATGCGCTACAAAATCACCCTGCTCTTGCTTGGCTAGTGCTTCTTCTAGGGCTTTGATGCACTGCTTTACATCCGCATAAAAAGACACGTTGTCATAAACTTTGTTCAACACATCAAGCGCCTGCTTCAATACTTCTTTCATTTCTCGTCCTTTGTTACGGCAATCACTGCCACCACTCCAACCACCACAATGACAAGCACAGCGGCGCACGTTGCCAGCAAAAATAAAAGTAGGTTTAAGTCTTCAGTCATGTGACATACACCACTAAAAGAAAGCAGATCAGTGCAAAGAAAAGCACGTCTTCAACCAGTTCGCTCATACATGCTCCTTTGCGATGTACGCCGTCAATCTTTTGCAGCGATCTTGGTGATACTCACACATACGCTTTGCATAGTCCTGCGCTGTTTGCATTTGCAGCAAAGAGCGTTTGGCTTCTTCAAGTTCACGCACAGCCATTAGGTCTGCGCTTGGCAATCGGAATGTGTTTGACAGTCGGGTAATCAGTTCTCTAAACATCACATCTTCTCCAATGCAAAGTCAATTGCTACCAATGCTTGTTCTTCAGCCACAAAGTTTTCGTGATGCAAGTCTGTAGCTGTGTGCGACAAGGCTTCACGAGCCAAAACCAAAACATCTTTGCGATCAATGTCCACAATGCGAATCAAAGCAGCAATCAGGTCTTTGGCTTGGTCTTTGTCAAAAGCCACATTCGATGAACCATGTTCATGGTGCATACTCATCCAAACGCCACCATCAAATTCGTCAACATAGACGCGCTGATTGTTTAGTGCGTTAATTCTTGTTTGCAAGTCGTTCATATAGTCTTTCATTTACGTTCGTTAACTCGTTCTCTTACCGCCTCAACCAACCCCTTAAAAATCTCTGTCGGGTCGTTCTCAAGTTCCTGCGCTCTTTGCTTGGCATAAGCAATCCAGCCTTTCTGTAAAGCCATCTTCGTGAGATGCTCCACTTGTTGCTCGAATACTTGGTTGAAATCCATCTAGGTCGCCTGTTAGCTCAAGTGCTTTGTTGATTGTGTCTAGATTATAAGACAGATTATCCTTAACTTGATCAAGAACTTCTCTTGCTTGCAATAAATTCATGATTCGTAGCTTTTCCGCAACGCTGCAAGTCTTGCAAGTGCATCTGCCTTTACGCGCTCACCTTCTGCAATCTCAGCTTGTGTTTTTTGTCGCGTGATAGCAACAACAGGTTTATCAGGAATGTTTGGGCCTGCGTTGCACATCTCACGAAACGTAATAGCGCTCGGTGGAAACTCACCTTTAAGGTGGCTTAACGCATAGTCAAGGCTTGGCTTGTATGTCAGGAAACGGCCTAGGCGTTCTTTCCATACCTGGCGAATGATCTGCGGGTCTACGTTTTGCCAGTTGGTTTCAAACCTTGCGCCGTAGATTGCGTTCATGGTGCTAAAAATGTAATCAAAGCCAGAATCAGCATCACAGAAGTCGTTTTGGTTCCACATTTGGAATCTCCTCAAGAACGGTTGTAGATTGCGACCAGAAAGGTTGTGGCTTTGGCGTTGACATTCCGCGAGTCAACTGAGCCATGTGGTTTTGGCGTTTGTCAGCAGGGGATTCTTTTACAGCAACCCAATCAGCCTTAAACGATTGCCATCCGCGAACAACTGTTTCTTTCAATGCGTCTTCTAGCGACCATCCTGCCTTTTCTGCCTCTTTGGCGATGCCTTCAACAACCAAGTCCGTTACTTTTGCTCTCTTGGCTTTTCTGTGGAAAACAAACTCTTGCCAAACATATTGTGAAACGCCTTCAGGCGTAGCAACGACAGTTGCGTTCTTCTTGTGTTTTGTGTCTTGTGTTATGTGTTCTGTGTTCTGTGTGGCATTGCTTTCGGATTGCGTTTGCAATGCGTTCGCATCTTTAGCCCTGTTCCATCTAGCCTTGGCACTAGCACTAGCTTTTTCAGACTTCTCGCCTGTCTTTGCTATTTCTTTGTCTGCCCTGTGATGAATCCAGCCAATTTCTGTGCGCTCGAAATACTCTTGCAATACCAACGCAATGCACTCGCTATGCGAACGCATACGAATCTGTCTTGCAGTCTCGTTTATTTCTAGTGGTATGGGAGTTTCGTGAAGATAGTACCAATCAAGCAAACGCCGATAAGTCAAATCTTCCATCTCGGAAAGATGTTCCGTGTGACTTTTGTAGTCACCAATGTTGAATTGGTAATAGTGCATTGTTTTCCAGTTTTTAGCAGCCCGTTTGATGAAAAGAAACAATGGCAGGAGAACGGGTAACTCTTTTCGGTGCGCTCATGACTTCGCACCTAGCCTTGTCTCAAAAAATCATATCACACTTGTTTCACAAAAATGCCTTCTTTGGTGAGATAGCCCTTGCGATTCTTAATCTGCTCATAGGCCAACTCTAGACACTCTGTTAAGCCAATGTCTGCGGTTGCACAACCCATAATGAGAGTCACCAGAATGTCTCCATAAGCATCCTTCATTTCATCTCGGTTGTTGGCAATGATGGCATCACGCAACTCTAAGACTTCCTCTTGAGTCTTTTTCCATTGAGCCATAGGGGTGCTGTTCTGCACGATATTACGCGCCTCTCCCCACTGGATAACGCGCATTTCTAATTCTGCGTAACTCATTTTTGCTCCTTGAACCACTTGGGTTTTAACAATTTCAATTGCCAGATTCGCGCTTGTGGCACTTCTACCCATGCAGAAACTGCTGGCTGGCTAATTCCAAGCAGTTTGGCAAGCTCAGTCTGTGAGCCTGCTAGTTTGATAAGCTGTTCTTTTGTCATAGCCTGCATTGTATAAGGCAAATTGTTGCAATCAAACAACATAGACAAAATATTTTTTCTTTCTGCATCATACTTTCAAAATCTAGCTTATACTGCTCATATCCCGCAGCGCAACGCAAACGGTAACTTAGGAAACATCATGAACCTGTACGATCTACCTCCCAAAAAACAACTTTACGAACAAGTCCTCCACGTTCTTTACGTCATTGCTTGCTTCACAGTATTCATCTTAATTTGGGCGGGTCTATGAAAGTTTATCAAGCAATCAACGCTGTTCAAACTGAACTAGCAGCAATCGGCATTAGCAAGTCATCGCGCAACAACCAAGGCTCTGGCTACAACTTTCGCGGCATTGATGCTGTCTACAACGTCTTGTCTTCAATCATGGCTAAAAACGGCTTGTGCATCATTCCACGGATGCTTACAAGGATTAGTGAGGAGCGTGTCAGCAAAGCAGGCGGTGCATTGTTTTACATCACTGTAGAAGCTGAGTTTGATTTGGTAAGCGCTGAAGATGGCTCTAAGCACACAGCTAGAACTTTTGGCGAAGCAATGGATTCTGGCGACAAAGGTACAAACAAAGCCATGTCAGCCGCTTACAAGTACATGGCATTTCAGACGTTTGCAATCCCAACTGAAGGTGATAACGATGCTGACGGTCAAACGCATGAAGTTGTTAAGCAAAAGCCAACGCTAGACGCTAAACGCCTACAGGGTGCAATCGACAAAATTTTGGCAGGCCAGTACACCACTGAGAAGCTGCGCGATACGTTTACCCTGACAGCAGCGCAAGATAAACAAGTTATGGAGGCTTTAGCCAATGCTTAAGATTAGAGCGTCATCACTAGCTGATTTGATGGCTGACCCAAAAGGCAAGGATGAAACCTTGTCCGTAGGGGCAAAGACAGCTATTACCAAACAAGCCAAAGAGTTTGTTTACGGCTTTGACGAACGATTCTCTAGCAAGTACACCGAGAAAGGTTTACTAGTTGAAGACCGTTCTATTGAGTTGCTTAACTCTGTGATGTTTTGCAACTACAAAAAGAACACAGAGCGTAAGACAAACGAATGGATAACTGGTGAAGCTGACATTGTTACGGCTGACCAGGTGATTGACATTAAATCAAGTTGGTCGCTAGCTACGTTTCCTGTCCTTTCCTCTCAGGGTGAAGACAAGACTTACGAATGGCAGCTACGGGCGTATATGTGGCTTTGGGACTTAGACTTTGCCCATATCGCCTATTGCCTTGTTAACACACCAGATCACTTAGTAGGCTTTGAAGACAAGGCTTTACACCAAGTGGAACACATCAACCCTGAACTCAGAGTCACTATTGTTAAGTACGTTCGCGACAAAGCACTTGAAGACAAGATCAAGTTTAAGGTTGATGAAGCAAAGAAGTACTACGACAAAATCGTAAAGCAAATCTCACAAGAACACTCATTTTGAAAGAAACACATGGCAACAATTTATGAAGTAACGGTACGCGCTGGAACGTACCAAAAAGACGGACAAGAGAAGGTTCGTTACCAACGTATCGGCAGCGTTATCGAAACTAAAAAAGGCCCAATGCTGAAACTCGATCAGACGCCTTTGGTTGAAGGTGGCTGGTCAGGGTGGGCTTATTTGTTTGAGCCTAAACAAGACGGCAAAGCGCCAGCAAAACAGTCTAACGATGGCTTCCCATCGGATGATGACGTGCCATTCTGATTAACGGGGTGCTTTCTGTCGGCGATATTGCCTAAAAAAAGTAGCAGTTAGCACCCATTTGCATAGGAACAGATATGTTTAATTTTTTCAGAGCAAAAAAGACAGACCCAATCACCAGTCATGAAGCTGCTGATTCAACAGAAATTTTTGCTAGTCAACACTTTAAACTGATTCACAACGCATTGATGCAATACGGCCCGCTTGGCAAAGACGGCATCTCGTATTTCACATTGCTTAACCCTAATGCAATCTCTAGACGCTTGCCAGAGATGCAAAAGTTAGGCATGGTTGAACTAACTGGTAAAACAGTTATGTCCAACGCCAAGCGTAAAGAGCGCGAGTGGAAAGCTGTTTAAGCTGAATGGTATTCGGCTTCGGTCAGAATACCAGGCTTGTATTTACCTTCGGGCTTGAAGATCGTCAGCTTCTGCTGACGCATCTCAGGCGCAAAAGATAGGTGCATCCACCTTCCATATTCGTGAATCATTTGGTCAAACTTGATGCCTAGTTCCTCTACCTTGTGGCACAACTCAATTGGCGTTAGCTTGGTGCTAGACAAGTCAATTGCCCAACCATCCATGTGACTAGACACCTTGGAGCCACCAACGGCTACGTTAACTTCAGGTAGGCGTAACCATGAGTTAATCCGCAACGGGCCTGTAACAGCCCGTAAAGGCTCAAGGCAAGCCGCTGCGTGTTTCATGTTCTCAAGCTGCAAAGTGCTTGGCTGATTGTCAATGTGCATACGCACAGCAGTTTCGCTGTATGTAGCTTCTTCAAGTGTGAAATGCTCACTTAGGTTCATTTTCTTCCCCTACGATTGCTTTAGCGATTGCGTTGCTGGCTTTGCGGCCAGATATACCACCCATTGTGCCAACACCCATAAAAGCAATTGCTTTCAGGATTTCAAGAAACACTGCGTCAATTGGCGCAAGTACATCTTCTTCAGGCACAAACGCTACGGCATAAAGAACGCCAAACGCGATTCCCAACACCATGATGGTAATTGACTTAACAACAAAAGCCCAAACGTAAACTTCCACTTCTTCCACAGTAGGTTTCACTACGGGTTTCATCAACCAAAGTTTTAAAAGTTCCATCATTTTTTGCCTACCTTATCTGCAATTTTTTCCATTGTCCGACCACCAAAGTAAAAACTCATAACGAGCATACCCCATTGACCTAGTAATTCAACGTAAGCGCCGCGAGTCTCAAAGCCAAAGATTGAAGCCACTGCAAAACCACTGTAAGCAAACAAAAGAAAGATCAAAGTGGCAGGGCGAATGTTTTTAGATAACCAAGAATCGCTTGCCATGTCAGCTTGTAAACGGGCGGTTAAGTTGCCTTGCTCAATCTTGTAATACTCCAACTCCATTTCAGCTAACTTTTGCGCTGCGGCAGGGTCGCCTGAGATAGCTTTAGCCACGGCCTCAACGCTGTCAGACACGCCAAACTTAGCAGCCAGAGCGCTAACGGCAGCGCCACCCAACGGGCCGGCAACGGCTGTCGCCAGTGTCGGCGCGATGCCTTTGAGTAGGTTAAACAGATCACTCATCTTCCTTTTCCTTTAAAGTAAAAGTTTTTACCTTACGTTCTTTCTCCTCTAGTCGAACAATCATAGCCTCAGTTTTTTTCAACTGTTTGCTTTGATATACGACTAGAAACGACAAACCCATCAAGCAAAAGATGATTAGCGTGACAATTGTTACCCAAAGCCAAAATTCTCTCATAGTGTCAAATACAACCCAATCATTTCCAACAGGGCGATTGTCACTGCTACTGCGTACACCATTTTGGCCTTTAGTATTTCCTTGCGGTGTTCGTGTTGCCATGCGTTGTCTCTGTCTTTCTTGGCCTTGACGTCACGGGCAAACTCTTGTTCTTCTAGAATCTGCTCGTACATCTGGTTAAACCGAGAATACAAGTCCTGAAGCCCTAAATGCTCTGGCGTATAGACCATTGCCTCTCTGACTTGCGTAGACAACTGCTTTAGTTGCCACTCAATCTCAATCCTATCAATCGCAGCAGACGCCACTTTATCCGTTGTGGCTGACTCTGTTTCTAGCTCTCGACAATGCTGCTTTAAGGCGCGAATGGCCTCGAAGTAAACTTTCATGTTCTCGCAAATCTCATGCACCGACTGTGCTTGAAACTCCTCATACGTCAGTTCTGGTTCTGGCTGGCGTTTTGTTTTGTTTTGTTGTGGAGCCTCTGGACTCTGCAACAAGACTTGTGGAGCCTGCTTCTGCTTTTGGACTCCACTAAATAAATTCTGAACCCAGCCCCACAGCCCCGTGACTTCGGTGTAGATCGCCTTGGCGTCTCCTACACCCTTCTCAACAGTCTTTTTAAACTTGTCAAGATCAGCCTTCCCTTCTGACAACATTTGGCAACCAGTACGAATAGCGCTGACTGCACTCTGAGCCATAAGCAAAAGGCTGATTGGATCCACATTTACTTGTCCTGCTTGGCGTCCAGCTTGTCAAAGATTTGCTTAAGCAATTCCTTAACGTCACGCATATCAGCGCGGTAGTCATCCTTTTGCACGTAGTCATGCGGCAGCGTCTTCATCTCATCCTCAAGGCGCTGAATCTTTCGAGTCAGGCCATTGAGAGTGTAGACAGCTAAGAAGCCAGCAACGCTGACCACTAGGTTAAATAGCTGCTGGTTGTCCATCTTCCACTTTCGGCGCTTGCTCTTGCGCTTGTCCCTCAATCTTTTTCAGCAGAGGATAGACGTTAGAACTTGTTGGCAGTTGTCCAAGAACTTGCAAGATGAAGTTCACTTCAGCAATCTCAAGATTCAGATTCATGCTTGGCCCCAAGGCAGGCCAGAAGCCTGAACAGGATTACGCTGTGCTTCAATCTGTGCAGCCAATGAAGCCTCTACAGTTGCCTCACCTAGCTTGTCTTTGACCCATGCAATTACTTGCGCTTCAGTCAGAGATTCAAAAGGTGTTGTAGGGTTGTCGCCTGTGAAACCGATAGTGCCGTAGGTAGATGCAAGATGATCGCCGTCCACTGCTGATACATCGTAATGCACAGTGGTGACGAAACCGTTAGAGGTGTTGCGATCGAGTTGATTGATTGTCCAGTTGAATGTTGTCATGATTTTTCCTTTAGGTTATTTGGCGTAAACGCCGTGATAAATAGAACGGGCTTCGTCAGCCACCAAGCCTGCTAATTCCAAGTCTTTAAAGTAACCAACGCTTTTTGTTTTACCACTAGCGCACACACGCACTAGCCAAG